CCCACGCAATCTCGGCCTGCGGCACCTGCGTGAAGCTGACCGGGTCGCTGTCCCAGACCATGCGCCGGTCGAGCAGCCCGCGGTAGTCGGTGGCCTTGATGGCGACCGAGTGGCGCTCGGTGTCGAGCTGGTCTTCAGCGGTGGTGATGCGGCCGCGAAACATGAGCTGCGTGCCCCGGTACACCAGCAGGTCGGTGGCCAGCTCGGTCACCAACGCTGCGTCCATGGAACGGCCGGCGATGGTCAGCGCCGCGTCGCAGGCGTCATCCACCCGCAGGCTGATGCTGAGGTCGCGCCACTCGCGGGCCTCGCCCTCAACGCGGCCGCCGGTCATGAACGCCACGCGCCAGCTCACAGCCATGCCTGCCGCCACGAAATCTCGGCCACCGACCCGGGGCTGAATTCGTCGGGGGTGAAGCGAATGGTGTTGTTGCCCGGCTGCAGCAGCCACCATTCCGACTCGGCCAGGTTGAGCCGGTCGAAGCGGTTGGCGCCGTCTTGGGTGACGGTGTGTGCCCACGCGTCGAGGTCGATGAATTCGCCGGGGCCGAGCGTCAGGCCGCCGTTGGCGTCGAAGTAGAGCAATTGCCCGGTGGTGTCGTTGGCGAGCAGCGGGTTGACGCAGGGGCCGTAGATGCGACCCGTCCACGTGACCGCGACATCGCCCGGGTTGATGACGGTGACGCCGAGAGTCTCGGTCGGCGGATAGCGCCGGCTGTAGGCGCGGCCGTACGCGCCGGTGGCCGTCCCCGGGGCCGGCTCATCGGGATGGTGCCAGGCGCCGACGCTGCCTTCGAACAGCGCACAGCGGTCGAAGTAGACCACGCCGTTCGCGGCGGTGATCCAGCACGACATGAGTAGCTGTCCGATGGTGGCGGTGTTGGCGGGGGCCGTGAATTGGGCGACGCAGTGCCGCCACTCGCCCGGGAGGCCGATGAACGTCGAGACGGGGATTGTTAGCTGGGTGCCGGTCGCGTCGTTGAAGCGGACCTGTATCTGCGCCGCCGAGTCCTGAGTCACCGGGAAAGCCGAGAAGGCGAACGTGTAGGTCGCAAACGGCTTGGCCGGGTAGTAGGCGGTGGTGGAACCGGCGCTGCGAGGGGCATAGGTCTGGCCCACCGCAGCGCCGGGGTTGCTGGACTTGAGGCTGTGTGTGCCCTCGGCGGCCTGCTCGGTCGACCACACCGCGGTGCTGCCGCCGCCCCAACTTTGCCAACCCGAAACCCGACCGGTCCCCGTGTTGACGTTCGTTTCGAAGGTGGCCAGCTCGGTGCGTGGCGTCGGCGCGTCGGGCAGCAGGATGTTCTGCGCCCACGCGTCGGCCGGGTCGTACCACTCGGTCACGTCGCCCCGATAGAAGGCCATTTGGTCCATGTACCAGCCATTGCCGACCGCAGTGTTTTGGGTTGGTTGGGGCAGGCAGCGCACCGCGTCCGCGGGTGTCACGAACGTCTGCCGCAGCGCCGTCCACGCCGTTGTCGCGACCGGAAAGTAGGTGACCGGGTTGGTGATGATGGCCCCGGCGGCGTTGAAGAAATTCAGCTGCAGCCCGACCTGCGTAACCCCGATTCCCCAGAACTGGCCCATAAACGTGAACTTCTCGCCGGGGGCGCAGGCGTGGCCGGCGTTGCCCGAGGACAGGGTGGTCGGCGCCGGAGCGAGCCAACCGGCACTCGCGGTCTTCAACACCTTGACCGAGTGGGTGCCCACCGCGGCGTGATCGGTGCTCCATTCGGCCGTTCCGCCGTTGGCAAACCACCCGCACGCCCGGGTAATCGCTGGCGCGGCGGACGCCGAGTAGTTGACTTCCATCGTCGCCTGCTCGTGGGTGAACATGTTGAGCGGCGGCGACGGTGGCGTCAGCACCGGCGCCTCGTTGTAGCGGCGGCCGTCTTCGGCGCCCGAGCTAGCTTCGATCGTGCGGGTGAACGTGGCCTCGGAGTGCATGAGGCCGTCGGGCACCACGAACGCGAGACCGACGCGGGTCCACTCGTCCTGGCCGCCGTCCCACGCCCACGCTTGATCCACGCCCGGATTGGCTCGCAGCGTGATCTGACGTGTCGGGTCGGCTCGCACCCGCCACGTGAGCGTCGGTCGCAGCTCGGGCCGGCAGAACGCCCGCAGCCGGTCGACCTGGCCCTGCACGGTCAGGCCGCGGGCCGGGAACACGACGACGGTCATCACCAGCGAACGGGCACCGATGTAGCGGGTGCGGTCGCGGGTGCCGTTGGCCAAGGTGCGGTTGTTGACCAGCTCGCGTATCTCGGGCGGCCCGAGCGCCCAGCGCTCGCACACGTAGCCCTCGGCCGGGTTGTCGAGGTCGATGGCCTGCACGTCATCGGCGTTGAGCACGAGCACGGTCACACCCTCCCTGCGGCAACGGCCAGGTTCATGCGGCCGATGAGCGTGTCGAGGTCGACAGGGCTGACGAAGGTGGCCTCTGCGATGGCGACCGCGGGTTGCGTCGCGGCGGCGCCGTTGCGGCCGCCCACCGGCATGACGTACTCGCCGCCGTGCACGATGGCGAGCAATGGCACGCCCCGACGGCCGGGCACGAGGCCACCGGCGGCAAACGTCGGTATCGGGCTGTCGGGCAGGTCAATGCTCGCGGGGCCGAACCCGATGCTGTTGGGAATGAGGTCGTTGACGGTGCGAGCGAAGGTGTTCCACGCCGACTTGACCGCGTTCACCAGCGCGTTGGCGACGTCGGCCGCGAAGCCGGCGGCCCCGGTGACGGCATTCTTGATGCCGTCGATGAGGGCACCACCGATCGCCGCGCCGGCGCTCAACATGCGGCCCGCGAAGCCGGCAATGGTGTCGATCATGCCCGACACCGCGCCGCTGATGATGCGCACGGCTCCGCTGACGATCGACGTCGCCGCGTCCCATGCCGCCGAAAAAGAGCCGCTGACCGTGTTCACCAGGCCCTGCACCAGCCCACTGATGAAGCCCACCACCGTCGAAATAACGGTGCTGATGATGTTCCATTGGGTGGTGACGATCGTGGCCAGTACACGGAATTGCGTCTCGACCAGCCCGACGATGAAGCCTACGACGGTACTGACAACCGAGCTGATGATGTCGAAGGTCGTGGTGATGACGTTGCGTATCGTGTCGAAGTTCGTCGTGATAATCGCCACGATCGTGCCCAGCGGGCCGGTGATGGCGGCGACCAGCATCTGCCAGTGGTCGACCACGAAGCCGACGACGGCGGTCACCACGTCAACGATGAACCCGAGCACGGTCGCGATGACGCTGCGAATAGTGTTGAAGTTCTCGGTGACGATCTTGACCACCAGACCGAGCGGCCCGAGGAATATCTGCGCGATGCCGCGCCAGTGCTCGGCCAGGAAACCGATCACGGCTACTACCACGTTGATGGCGGTCGTGATGACGCTGCGGATGGTGTTGAAGTTCTCGGTGATGACCTTCACGACGAGGCCGATTGGGCCGAGCAGTAGCTGCCCGATGCCGCGCCAGTGATCAACGATGAAGCCGACGACGGCGGCCACGATCGGGGCCAGGAAGTTGAAGGCGGCCACCACCGCGTTGATGGCGACCTCTGCTGCGGCCTTAAACTTTTCGAAGTGGTTGATGATGAGCACGATTACCGCGCCCAGCGGGCCGCCGAGGACAGCGACAAGTATTTGCCAATTTTCGGCCAGCCAACCGAAGACCTTGCGCGCGATTTCAAACATGAAATTCCACGCGGCCACAATGCCGTCGACCGCAGTGTCAACCGCGTTGCGAAACCAATCGACGCGCTGGTAGGCGATGACCAGGGCGGCGACAAGGGCGCCGATCGCAGCCGCGATCAGGAACACCGGGTTGGCCTCAAGACTGATGTTGAGCAGCGCCTGTGCTGCTGCCCATACCTTCGTCGCGATAGAGACGATCTTGATGGCGGCCGCGGCTGACAGCAGCACCTGAGCGAGCGGCACCAACCACGATTGGTTGCGCTCACCAAACTCTGCGACCGACTTCAGCGCGGGAATGAGCCAGTCAACGAAGGCCACCGCCACGTCGAGCACCGTGCCTGCCCACTCCTGCAAGGTCGGCAGCATGCGCTCAATCATCGGGATAAACACGTCGGCAAGCACCATGCCGATGTCGCGTAGCCCGGTCAGCCATTCCTGAATCTTCGGCCACGCCTGTTCGAATGCCCCGACGAGCCGGCTGATGATGACCCCCGCCACGTCGCGGACCTTGTCCATCCACTCACCCAAGACGGGCACGAAGTCGTTGAAGGCCGGGATGACGGTCGTCGTCATGAAATTGGCCAGCTTTTCAACGATGGGCAGCAGCAGGGCGCCGACGGCTTCCTGCGCTTCACCCCACGCGATTCCCATCTTTTGACTAGCGGTGGCCGTGGCCTCGGCGGTGCCCTGCACCTGCGATTCGATGGCACCGAGGATCATCTTTTGCGCGCCGAGCTGGTCGCCCGACTCGACCATTTTCGTGATCATGTCTTTTTGGGCGTCGGTGAACGTGACGCCCGAGCGGGCGAGCGCGCTCAGCCCCTTCTCTGGGTCTTGCAGGGCCTTGCCGAGCTGCACGGCGTTGCCCGCCATGTCACCGAAGCCGGCGGCAGCGAGGTCGGCGGCCGCCGCCGTGGCCCGGTCGAAGATGCCCTCTTGGCGGGCCACTTCGTTGCTGACGGCACCGAAGGTCGCGAGCTTGGCTTGGGCCGCCATGATCGTTTCGTCTTCAACGCCGATCTGCGCCGACAGCGCCGACGCGTAGTCCATGGCCGCCTGCGCGGCCTTGCCCGTCTCGTCGCCCATCGACGCGAACACCTGCGTCAGCCGAGCGGTGGCCACCTGCGACTCTTCGGCCGCCTTGACCGAGCTGACGCCGAACGCGACGACGCCCGCGGCCGCGGCGGTGACACCTACGACTGCTGCGGTCTTGAGTGCGGTTCCGAACCGGCTGCCGATGCTCGACCCGGCCCTGTCGGCGTCGTCACCGGCCCGCGCCATTCCTGACTGCACCGACGTGCCGAAGCCGGTCATGTCGGGCTTGATGTCGATGAAGGCGGTACCGATGACGGTCATGACCTACGACACCTTCGGGGCCACTGACGCCAGCCACGCGGTGAAGCGGTAGGGGTCGAACTTGGCCGGCGCCTGCTGCTGCTGGCGCAGCCCTTCGGGGCGCGGCACCGTGATGGACTTCGGCAGCTTGCGCCGAGGCGTGCCCGCCATGGCGGCCGTGGCCCGCACCAGCTCGCCCAACAGCTCGACGGTGGCGGCCATCAGCTCTCGCTCGACCGTCCACGCCATAGGCGTGTTCGTCCACACGGCGGCGTCATGCGGCAGCCACCGCAGCAGGGCGCGCATGCGGGCCATGGGCATGTAGCGGGCGTCGGTCGGGTCGATGCCGTAGAACCGAGCTAGGTCCGCCTCGACCGCTTCCGCGTTGTCGATGAGGAAGCGGCCGAGGCTGACGATTCCCCCAACTCGACCTCATAGACCTCTTTCATGAGCCACATCAGCTCGTCTACGTCGACCGAGGCGACCAGCTCGGGCGCGTCGTCGCCGCCGACCATGGCCCGACAGATCGTCATGAAGACGGCCTCTTGGGCTTCCGCGTCCATGTCGCCCGACGCGAGCCGGGCCGCCTGCAGACCGATGCTGACCGGCAAGCGGGCGCTGAAGTGGTAGGTGCGCTCACCGATGAGCACGTCGCACGGTTCGCGGCCCGACGCCTTGCGTTGGGCGTTGAGGTCGATGACGCGGGTCATGCGGCCGCCGTCTCCGTGTCGGCCTGCAGCGCCGCGTTCAGCGTGCTGGTGTTGGGCGGCATGCGGAATTCGAAGGGCGCGCTGTTGTCGGGCGCGGCGAGCATGTCGAAGCGCACCGGGAACGTGGCCAGCTCGCTCGACGTCAGGTTGATTTCGCCTGCGGCCGAGGGCTGCACCCGCTTGATGCACCAGCGGTACTGGTCGTCGCCGTCGAAGATGTCGATGACCAATGCCGACTCGGGCGCGACCGCGCCGGGCGTCGGCGTCCACACGTCGGCCGTGAGGGTGCCGGGGCCGAAGTAGAGCGACAGCGTGTTGGGGTTGACCTGCATCAGATCGGCGCTGAAGGTCGGCTCGGTCTGCCCGGGTGCCGAGCGGATCGCGGTGCGCGGCGACTGCCACGAGTAGAACTTCTCGCTGTCGGCGTCGAACCCGGAGGGCCGCGGGCCGTCGGTGGTGATGTGGCCGACCGACTCCCACGGCGTGGCCGGGGCCGTGAACAGGGTGGGGAAGGCCGTGCCAACCGGGGCGAAGTACACGTCGCCGGTCGATTGGATGACGGTTTCTGTTGCGTCGAGGGGCATGACGGTGCCCTTTCGCTAGGGGACGGTGATCAGTGCGGGGTCGGGGTGGCAGGTGACCGTGACGGTGGTGACCCACCGGGGCAGGGCGCGGCCGGTCGAGGCCATCAGCGCCTCGTCGGGGGTGGCGGTGAGGTTGAGCGTCGACACCCACGCCACGACGCCCTCGGGGTGCGTGCCGACGATGCGGGCCATGCACAGCGAGCGGGCCAGCTCGCAGACGCGGCGGGCGACGCGGTCGGTGGTGCCGTAGGCGGCGAGCTGTATGTCGGTGCGCTCGGCCCACCAGGGCCGCGACGTCAGCGGCGAACTGCCGACCTGCGCCACCCACAGCAGCGGGTAGCGGCGTTCGCCGGGCATGACGGTGTACACGCGGTCTTCGACTTCGGCGGTCAGCTCGGGCTGCGCGGCCAGGAAGGCGTAGACCAGGTGCAGGGCGTCGGGCAGCGCTCGCAACGGCTCGTGTGGGAAGGCCACTAGTCGCTCTCCATGCGCAGCCCGAGCGAACGAGCGGCCCGGCGCATCGGGGCGAACGGCGGGTTGTTGACCGAGCCGAATTCGATGGGAACGGCGCCCGGGTCGGTGTTGCCGAGGGTGCCGACAGGGCCGGTCGCGCCGACCGACACGTCGGTGGTGAACGAGCGCGAAAACTTGCCGGTGCGCTGGGGTGAACCGGCGCGGGCTTCGTCGGCCAGCGCTTGGGTGGCGTCCTCCCAGTAGGCGACGGCCTCGCGCTCGCTCAGCAGCTCGACCAGCGCGCCCGGGTTGAGGTCAAACCTCATGTGTTCGCCTCTGCGAGCCGGCCCCGCAGCTCGATGTGGTGCACGAGGTCGCTGTGCGGCTCGGTGACCGGCCAGGGGCCGCCGGTCACTTCGAAGGGCAGCGCGCCGACGTCGACACGGTCCCAGCCGTCAAGGTCGAGGCCGTCGACCGCGGCCAGGAAGATGCGCCAATCCTGTGTCGGCCAGGCCGGCTCGCTGCCGGGCGACTCGGCTGCGTTGGCCTGTTCGGCGTAGCCGGTCGTGGCCGTCGCGGTGACCGTGAGCTGCGGCACCCCGTCACCGTCGGGCGGCCCCTCAGCCCGGCGATGCACGGTGACGGGGTGCCGTAGTAGGCGCCGCAGCATCCACGCGCTGGGGAGGATGGGCGCGGGCACTAGTCGACGCCTTCAGGGTCTAGGTCGCGTTCCCAATCGAAGGGGCTGATGACCGTCGTGTCGCCGCCGCAGGGGCCGGCGAGCGGCGTGCACACCGTGTAGGCGTCGTACTCGGGCGCCAGCCACGGCCCGAGCGTGGCCCGGTCCTCGTCGGTGAGGGCCATGCCGCCACCCGGGTAGGTGAAGCGGGCGGCCCCCAGCGATTCGGAGCTGAGCGCCGCGCCCGGGTTCGCCATGGTGCGCACGACAAGCGACGCGGTGACGTAGGCGACCGAGCGGGGCACGCTGGCCGTGTCTTCGAAGTAGACCGACAAGGCGCCGTCGACCACATCGGAGGCCATGCCGATAAGCGTCTGCACCCGGGCGACCTGTTCGGCCGGGATCGGGTAGCCCAACACGGCCTCGACGTCGGCAACGGTGCAGTAGTCGGTCACAGCTCAGGTGCCCCGCATGGCGTCGAGCTGGTCGAGCAGCGTGACGCGGGCTTTGCCGGCGTTCTCGGCGTCGTAGACGGTGTCGAGCTGGTCGGGGAAGTCTTCGACGTAGGCGACGACCTCGGCCACGGTGTGCTCGCCCGGGTCGAAGACACCGGCCGCCGTGACGGTCAGGGTGAGCGCGTTAGACCACGCCTGCCAGTCCGCGGCGCGGAACCGGAGCTGATGTGTTCCCTCGGTCAGCCCCGGCGCCGGAATGTCGAACATCAGCGACTGCGGCGCCTGAATACCGGAGGCCGTAAAGGTCTGACCGTCGATCTGCAGCTCTCCGGGGAACCTGAAACCGTTGTCTGCGTTGGCCCTGACTTCGATCGTCGGCGTGGTGCCAGCCGCGAACGTGTCGGGGGCGACAGTCAGTAGTTCGGCGCCAGGGGAGAGGGCGCCACCACCGGCGCCAGCGAGCGGCCAGGGCTGCACCGTGAACGGCACGCCGTTCGACACCAGAACTTGGCCGTCGGGAGCTGTGCCCCAGACCTGCACCCACAGCGAGCCGGGGATGTCGGCCGCCGCGTCGACCTGAGCGAACAGGGTGCTGTCGTCCACCACCGTCGTGTCGATGCCGATGGCGACACCACCCATCACCACGAGGGCGTCGGCCGGGAAGTTGCGACCGTAGACGGCCAACGTGAACGGCCCACTGTTGAGAGCTACCGCGCTGGGGTCTATCCGGCTGATGTGTGGCCCCGACACGCCCACGCCCGCCACGCCGACGGGCACGGAACGGCGCCCCTCTTTGGCGCTGAGGATGGCCGTATAGAGGCCAGGCCGTGCGTAGTCGTGGCCTTGCACGAGGTCGGGGCCTGTCTCGCCGGTGCCGTCGCCCCACCCCCATTCGATGGGCGGCGTCGCGCCTGTCACCGTGAATGTCACGGTGCGGTTGTCGACCTTCGCAGCGACGGCAACCTGAATGCCGGTCACGGGGTGGTCGCAGCCTTGACGAGCGCGAACGGGTAGGTAGCCGTGCCGGTGATGCGGGTGACCGGCTGTCCGATGACGACGCCGAGGCGCATGTGCACCCGCAACAGCACGAGGTCGTCCTGAAATGCGTTGGCGACGACCTTGCCGGTGTCGTCGGTCAGGACGCCCGAATCCGACGTGTCGAAGGTCATGTCGCGACGGACGCCAACGACGAGCTTCGTCCAATCGCCGGTGATGAGGTCGGCCACGCTCGTGTCAAACGCGCCGTTGGCGCTGAACACCACGGGCAGGCCGTACAGCATGTTGCCGCCCTGCTCGCGAATGTTGGGGATGAAGATGGGCACGCCGTTGTTGTCGCGGAGGGCGCGCAGCTTGCCGCGCACGCTGACATCCGCGCCGTGGCCGGTGACGTTCACGCCCTTGGCCTCGACCGACGACATGGCCTCGTTCACGGCCACCGAATAGTCGGGATCGCTGAACGCGGCGCCGGCCCCGGCGACGAGGCCGCCGACGGGGAAGGTGGGCGGCGCATCGACGCCGAACAGGACGGCGGCGTCGATGCTGTAGGCGATGGCCTCGCTCAGCCGGTTGCGGATGGCGGGCCACAGCGGGATGCCCGAGTCGTCAATGTACGCCTGCGGCACACCGACAACGGCGGCGACCTCTTCGGGCACCAGGTGATCGCTCGACCACTCGACGTTGGTGATGGGCTTGCGGCCACCGATGCCGTTGACCCACCCGGTTGAGGGCAGCGTCTGAATGATGGGCACGACGCCATGGCCGGTCGGCATGGCCTGTCGGTTCCCCAGCTCTAGGACGATCGACTGCGTATTGGCCTGGTCGAAGAGGTCCGACATGATGTTGGTCGGCACCAGGTCTTCGGTGATGATGGGCACGGGCGGGCACTCCTGTGGAGAGACGGTGTTGCTGTCTCTCGCCCGGCCTCACGCTCCGTCAGCGAGGCAGGCCCGGCCTCACGCTCCGACGGCCCACGAGCGCCAGTGTCGGCCCGGCTGTTGTCATTGTCAACTAGACGCGGTGGCGCCGAATGGTCGAGCGCAGGAAGTCGTCGGCCTCCTGATGTGACGGCGCGCCGTCGCGGGCACCTTGGGGCACGCGAGACGTCGGCGGCGCCGGCCCCTGTTGCTTGGCGAGATAGGGCTTCGCCTTGACGAGCGTGTCGAGCGCGGCCGTGATGGCCTTGGCGTCGGGGCTGCCGTCCTCGTTGGCGAGGCCGTCGAGGTCGAGCAGACGCACGGCGTCGCTGGGGTCGGCCAGGCGGTCAGCCGCGATGGCCCGCACTTCCGCGGCCAGCAGTCGGCTGTTGACCTCGGCCCACGCTTCGGCGCGACCGGCCTCTTTCGCCTCGGCCACGGCCCGCTCGTTGTCGTCCATTTGCGACTTACGCAGGGCGGCTAGCTCGCGCTCGGCCTTCTCCCACCGCTTGCGCTCGTTCGCGAGGGCGCGCTGCAGCTCGTCCACGTCGGTGGACGGCGGCGTCTCGGGCGGCGCTTCCTGGCCGTTCGTTTCGGTCGACGGCGGCTGCTCGTCGGTCGTCTCCGTGTCGGTGCTCATCGTCCTCCCTAGGGTGTGCTGGGGCCTGTCTCGGTATCGACCACGGGCATGGCGTCAAGGGCGTCGGCGGCCTCGTCGGGTTCCATGCCGGCGCTGGCGAGCGCGTCATCACGGGTGACCCGGCCCGGGTCGTGGCGGCCGATGACGGGCGCCTCGCCGCACGCGCACTGCGGGTGGGCGGGCGCCACGTGGTCGAGGCCGTAGGTGCCGGTGGCGACCAACGTGCAGTAGTCGCAGGCGCCGGCCCCGGGCACGCGCACGTAGCCGGTGCAGCCCTCGGTGGCTTCCTGCGTGGCGCTGGCGCCAGCGCGCCCGGCCTCACCGACGTCGGTGCGCACCAGGTTGGCCACGTTGGCGGCGCCGGTGCTCATGGCGCTCGCGAAGTCGTTGCCCTGCGACAACGCCCACCGGGCGGTCACGATCGGGCGCGTGTACGCCTCCGCGGTGGCCGTGCCGGGACGCACGGCGGCGGCGATGGCGGCCGCGTCGGGCAGGGCGCCCATGGCGGCGCCGGTGACGCCCGCGTACAGACCGCCGAAGGCGTAGGCGGCGCTGATGGCCGTGAGCGCCAGGCTGTCGGCCAGGGGCACGGCCACGTCGAGCCAGACGGCTAGCTGTTCTTCGCCCACGCCGTCGAGGGTGAGGAAAGCGGCGCTGAGCGCGTCGGCGCCACGGCCGGCGATGGTGGCGAGCTGGCGCTGCTGCCGTCGAGCCAGCTCGGCCAAGCGCCGCTCAAGGGGCGACGCCACCGGCAGCCTCTAGCGGCGCCATACCGGTGAGCAACGCGTCTTGCGCCCGTAGCGCAGTCCAGCGGCGCACTTCCTGTGGCGACGCGCCGGCTTTCTCCCACAGGACGGGCAACGGCACGCCGATGCTGGCCAGCTTCACGAGGGCATCGACGTGCTCGGCCTCGCTGCGAGTTTCGAAGTCGGCCCACATCGTCTCGGCCTCGAAATCGACGGCGCGGGCATCGCCCAGCGCGCTGAACGCCAGCCGTAGAACTTCCTCCCACGCTTCACCTAGATGGGCGGCGCGGAACCGCACTTTGGCGACCAACCCGGCTTCGGCAGCCTTGAGGGCGTCGCCGGACGCGTTGACGATCTGACCGAGCAGATAGTGCGGCGGCGTGTGGGTGATAGCGGCCAGGTGCTGCACGTCGGCATCGACCGCTCGTATGTAGCCGGTGAGGTCAGATTCACTGAATTCACCGAACTTTACTTGTGGGTCTTCGGCCACCCACAGCCGATCCATTGCGACGTCGAACGGCTCAATGGGGACGGTATTGCCGGTGTTCGGGTCGCGTATTTCCTCGCCGGTGACCGGGTCACGCTTCGTTGGCAGCAGCATGCCGGTGGCGTATTTCTGCCTAAAGGCGGCGTATTCCGTGGCCATCATGCGATTCATGATGGTGGCATTGATGCGGTCTTGGACGTTGATTACGCCCCCGTCTATCTCCGACCAGCTCGGGCCGAGCGTGCGCGGCCAGGGCCGCAGCTCGACCACCGGCACTTCACCCATCGGGTTGGCGTCGCTGTCGATCAGCTCCCAGCCGGCGCCCATGTCTTGGGCGGTGTTCTCCGTCTCGGTCGCTTGACGCTGCCAGCGCCACCAGCCCTCAGACGTGAACAGCACGGCGTCGCGGATCGCTGATATCGGGTCGACGTAGGTCTTGAGGGCGGCCATGCGCTGGCGCCGGTCGCCGGGTTCGTAGGCGACGGTCACCTGCAACGGGTGCTCGTTCGATATGCGCACGCCGACGGGTGAACGCTCGTCGGGCCAGACCATGACGAACGTGGAACCGCACACGAGTGCGTCGTTGTGGACTAGCTCGTGGTTGGCGTCCATGCTGTTGGCCTGCCACAGCGCCCATGCGTCGTTGTCGTCGCCTTGGGTGCCGCCGAAGCGAAAGCCGACGACGCGCAAGCGCTCGGCCACTGAGTCAACGATGAGGCGACACCAATTGGTGCGGGCCGTTTCCAGCAACCGGCGGTAGGCGGCCGCCGCGTTGCGGGGCACCTGGGGCAGCCGATGATCGCCCGCGTAGTAAGCCATCAGCTCCGTCACATGCGGCCGGTGCGCGTCCAGCTTGGCTAGCAGCAGGTTGCGCCATTCGGCGGCCA